CTCTGTAACCGATGGCGGCAATGGTGGGGCAGGTGGCCGTGGTGAAATTTGGGTAATACAGTATGATAGCGATCCGACCGGCCTTGGTGTGCTGGCGTATCCGATGATGATAGGCTAGGAGTTGCAAATGAACTTCTTTGGGGGTATGTTCTTTGGCGGTGGATTTTTCGGTGCAATCGTCACGGGCGTACAAGAAATTTTTGTTGAGATTCGCACCTTCGCAACGTCGTTTACGCAAAGCAGGAGAATGAGCTGATGTCGCTTAACCTCAAGGCCATTACGACCCGTCTTGGGTATCAGCAGATCACAACTTTGTCTTCTGCCACAAGCCTGACTGTTCCAGACAAGGATGTACAGGGCTTGAACTGCAAGCCCTCTATCTCTCTTATCACTCCCGAAGGCCAAGCCGTCCGTTGGCGCGATGATGGGGTTGCCCCGTCCGCGACTGTCGGTATGCCGCTTGCGGCAGGTGTAACGCTTCAGTATGACGGCGATCTGACCAAAATTCAGTTTATTGAGCAGGTCAGCGGTGCCAAGCTCAACGTGACCTATTACGCGTAAGGAAACGGCGATGAACATCTCGAACGACGGCAGCGGCGGCGTAGATTACGTCACATATTTTACCAAGCAGTTCCCTAAAGACTTGGCCGCTATGGCTACTCTTCGGGACGAGCTTGAAAAGCGTCAGGGCGCTCTGACGGCTGTTGATGACGCCAACCAGCTCCGCAAGGACGCCGAGGTCATCAAGGCTAAAGCCATTGCCGAGGCCGAGTCGGCCACAACAGCCGCAAAACAGTATCTTGCCGATGCCAAAGCCAAGAACGACGATGTAAACGCTCGTTTGGCCGACGTTGTGGCAAAAGAGAGCGAGCTTGCCCGCGCAAAGGCGGCCTACGAGGCCAACCGCGCGGTGGATGAGAAGTCGCTTGCAGAACGTCTTAAAGCCGCAGCAACGAAAGAAGCGCAGTTGGCCACCCGCGAAGACGCGGTAGCCAAGGCTGAAGCCAAGCTGAAGGCCGATCAAGATTCACTCGACGCTCGTATCAAGGCGTTCCAAGCCAAGGTCGCAGCGTTGAGTGCATAACCGTACTGGTCCGGTAGACTAGGTAAAAAGGACTAAACAATGTCTGATGAAGATGTGTTAGCGGGTCAGCCCGCGCCAGAACCGGAAGTTACGTCTGCTCCGGCCCCTGAAGTTACAGAGACGGAAGAAAAGCCTGCCAAGACGTTCACTCAAGAAGAGTTGGACGCCGCGATAGGCAAACGCCTTGCAAGAGAACAGCGGAAGTGGGAGCGCGAGCAGGCCGCAAAAGCAGCCCAACCCGCACCTAAAGCCGCCGTTGAGCCTCCTTCGGTAGACCAGTTTAGCTCTCCTGAAGCCTATGCAGACGCATTGGCCGAACAGAAAGCAGAAGAACTGATCCGTCGTCGCGAAGCTGAACGTCATCGTTCGGATATTTTGGAAGCATACCACGAGAAGGAAGAGGAAGTCAGGGCCAAGTATGACGACTTTGAACAGGTCGCCTATAACCCCAACCTCCCGATCACTCCGGTTATGGCCGAATCTATCCAAGCGTCGGACATCGGGCCTGAAGTCGCATATTTCTTGGGTACAAACCCCAAAGAAGCCGAGCGTATTTCGCGCCTTCAACCGTTCTTGCAGGCAAAAGAAATTGGGAAGATTGAAGCCAGATTGGCCGCAAATCCGCCCGTAAAAAAGACAACCAGCGCGCCTGCCCCTATTTCGCCGGTAACGGCTAAGTCGTCAGGCCAACCTGCGTATGATACGACCGACCCGCGCTCAATCAAAACGATGAGCACATCGGAATGGATCGAAGCAGAGCGGCAACGGCAGATAAAGAAAATGGAAGCGGCGTCACGATACCGTTAACACACCTTAAAAAGGACGCCTTATCATGGGTAATAGCTTACTTACCATTGACATGATTACGCGGAAAGCTCTCGAAATCCTCGAGAACAACCTCGTAATCACCCGCAACGTAAACCGCCAGTACGACGACAGCTTTGCTGTTGAAGGTGCCAAGATCGGTTCAACCCTCCGCATCCGTTTGCCGGATCGCGCGCTTGTCACGAACGGCGCAGCGCTTCAGGTTCAGGACGACAACGAGCAGTTCACAACGCTCACCGTCTCGACCCAGAAGCACATCGGCGTCAACTTCACATCGGCAGAACTGACGATGCAGTTGGACGACTTCGCAGAGCGTGTCTTGAAGCCACGTATCTCGCAGCTTGCCTCCTCCATCGACAACGATGTGGCAAACTCCTACAAGGGCATTTACTCGTCGGTCGGCACGCCGGGCACAACGCCGGGCACGTCGCTCGTCCTGTTGCAGGCCCAGCAGAAGCTCAACGAATACGCCGCTCCGATGGACAACCGTTACGCAACCGTTAACCCGGCTGCAAACGCGGCGCTCGTTGAAGGCATGAAGGGCTTCTTCAACCCAACCGACACGATCAGCCGTCAGTTCAAGAACGGTTTGATGGGTCAGGGCGTGCTTGGCTACAACGAAGTTGCCATGTCTCAGTCTATCGTCAACCACACGACCGGTACGCGTTCGGCTTCGGCCTCGCTCACCATCGGTGCGACGATCTCGACCGAAGGCGCGTCAACGGTTGCCATTAACGGCGACACCGGCTCGGCCACGTTCAAGGCTGGTGACGTGTTCACCATCTCGGGCGTCTATGCCGTCAACCCGCAGACCCGTCAGTCCACGGGCAGCCTCCAGCAGTTCGTCGTTACGGCGGATGCAACGGCTTCCTCGGGCAACTGGGCCTCGGTCAGCGTCTCGCCTGCGATCTACACATCGGCCAATGCTCTCGCAACGGTTGACTCGTTCCCGCAATCCGGCGCAACTGTCACCGTCCTCGGTGCAGCCTCGACATCCTATCCGCAGAACCTTGTCTATCAGAAAGACGCGATCACGTTTGCGACCGCCGACCTTCTGATGCCGCAGGGCGTGGATATGGCGTCGCGTCAGGTCCACAACGGCATTTCGATGCGTATTGTTCGTCAGTACGACATCAACAATGACCGTATGCCTTGCCGTATTGACGTTCTTTACGGCTACTCCGTGATTCGTGCGCCGATGGCTGCACGTATCTGGGGCTAACCTTTTGAACTAAGGAGATACGACAATGGCTATTCCTTCAGTAGGCGGCGGCTATCAGTACAATGATGGCAACTCTAACGAAGTTAAGCTCTCGGTTGCAGCCGCTCCGGCGACTGCAACGTCGAGCGCGACTCTGACCGTGGCTCAGTTGACCAACGGCATTATCCTCGGCTCACCGGGCTCCTCGGCGGCAGCGTATACGCTTCCGCTCGCGGCTGACCTTGATGCAGCTTTGGGTAACGCTCATCCGGGCTCAACCTTTGACTTCTCGGTCATCAACGTAAACGGCTCCAGCTCGGGCGTCATCACAATGACAACCAACACAGGCTGGACAATCGGTTCGTCGGGCTCGCAGGGTCTTATGACTGTTGCAGCAACGGCGGGCACGGTTCGCTCTTTCCGCGCTCGCAAGAGCGCAGACGGTGCGTGGGCCCTCTACGCAATCTCGTAAGCAATCTGGCGGGCGGCGAAAGCCGCTCGCTTAACCCTTTAAGGAGTTAACCATGCCAAATACCAAGTCGATTGGCATTGCTTATGAGGACCAGTACCTCAACGGTGCAACGATTGCTAACCCTGTCTACGCAGCGAAAGGCGCGGCGCTGACGACGCAGTTGACGACAATCACGTCAACGGCTCCCGGCACGCCTGACTATGCTATTCAGGATTTGACATCGACAACGCCGTTTGGCTTTGCCACCAAAGACGAAGGCAACTCTGTCTTGGCGGTCATCGCCAATCTTCAGACGCGCGTCGCACAGCTTGAGTCTCGTCTTCAGGCACTCGGGCTTATTGCCTAATTAAACAGGCGGTCACTGACCGCCTGTTTCATATACGGGAGTTTTTATGGCTGAAATCTATCTTCGTCACACTCTTCACGGCACCAAGATCGCTACGATGGAACTGGAAGCCGAAGCAGACGAACAAAACGGGTGGGAGCGGTTTGACCCGAACAACCCTGACGACGATGACGACATCTTGCCGGAACCGGCGGTTGCGGTTAATGTTCTAGCTGAAGCACCACGCCGTCGTACAAGGACGCGCACAGTATCGGACCAATGACATGACAACGGCTGGCGATATTATCAACGGTTCTCTGAGGCTTCTTGGTGTTTTGGCCGAAGGCGAAACGCCGTCAGCCGAAACATCGCAAGACGCGCTCTACGCAATGAACCAGATGATTGACTCGTGGAACACCGAGCGCCTGTCTGTTTTCGCTACACAAGATCAAGTTGAGACGTGGCCGCCAAGCACAATATCGCGCACGTTCGGCCCGACCGGCGATATTGTTGGCAACCGCCCGATCTTGATTGACGACAGCACGTATTTCAAAGACCCCGCAACCGGCATTTCGTACGGGCTGAAACTCATCAATCAACAACAGTACAACGGTATTGCGGTCAAGACCGTGACGAGCACGTACCCGCAGGTCATGTGGGTCAACATGACTTACCCGAACATTGAGATGTATGTCTATCCGGTGCCAACAAAGGTGCTGGAGTTTCACATTGTGTCGGTTCAAGAGCTGACGCAGCCCGCCACTTTGGCGACTACGCTTTCTTTCCCGCCCGGCTATCTCAGGGCGTTTCGCTACAATCTGGCTTGCGAGATGGCGCCTGAGTTTGGTATTGAGCCGCCCCCGACCGTGGGGCGCATTGCCATGACATCCAAGCGCAATCTAAAGCGCATCAACAACCCAGACGATATTATGTCGTTGCCATATTCTATCGTCGGAACGCGTCAGCGCTTCAACATCTTTGCCGGTAACTTTTAAATGCAGACGCCGATCTTGGGACAAGCGTATGAGGCCCGCAGCGTTAACGCTGCCGATAGCCGCATGATCAACTTGTTCCCTGAAATTTTGCCTATGGAAGGCAAAACGGCGGCGTTTTTGAACCGCGCGCCCGGACTGCGCCGCCTCGCTACGCTCGGCAACGGACCGGTTCGCGGGCTGTGGTCACCAGCCCCCGGCGGCAACTACGCCTACGCTGTGTCGGGCAACACGTTTTACCGAATTGATACAAACTACAACGCGCAGGCGTTTGGCTATGTCAGCGGCGCAGGCCCTGTGTCCATGTCGGATAACGGTACGCAAATTTTTATCGCGGCCAATCCTGACGGCTACATTTTTAACATGAACACCCAGATTTTCGCCCCGATTACCGACCCTGACTTTCCGGGTGCGGTTACGGTTGGCTATTTGGACGGCTATTTCGTGTTCAACGAGCCCAACTCGCAACGCGTTTGGGTGACGCAACTTCTTGACGGCACGTCGGTTGACCCGCTGGATTTTGCCAGCGCAGAAGGCTCGCCTGACGGTCTTGTGGGGTTGATTATCGACCACCGCGAGGCTTGGCTGTTCGGCACCAGCACGGTTGAGGTTTGGTACAATTCCGGCAACCCTGATTTCCCTCTGGAGCGCATCCAAGGTGCGTTTAACGAAATCGGGTGCGCTGCGCCCTATTCTCTCGCCAAACTTGACAACGGTGTGTTCTGGCTTGGGGCTGATGCCCGCGGCGAAGGCATTGTTTACCGCACCAACGGTTACACAGGTGTTCGGGTCTCAACCCACGCAATCGAGTGGCAAATTCAGCAGTATGGCGACATCTCAGACGCCATTGGCTACACTTATCAGCAGGATGGCCACGCGTTTTACGTGTTGACGTTCCCGTCAGCAGGCGCAACGTGGGTCTATGATGTCTCCACGCAGGCTTGGCATGAGCGCGCGGCTTGGGAAAACGGCTCGTTTAACCGCCACCGTTCCAACTGCCAGATGACGTTTAATAACGAAATCATTGTCGGTGATTACAATGACGGGCGTATTTATGCGTTTGATCTTGAGGACTACACCGACGACGACCAACCCCAACGTTGGTTGCGGTCGTGGCGGGCGCTGCCTCAAGGCCAGAACAACTTAACCCGCACGGCTCAACATAGCCTTCAGCTTGATGCCGAGACGGGCGTAGGGCTGAACCTTGGGCAAGGCAGTAACCCGCAAGTTATGCTGCGGTTTTCAGACGACGGTGGCCACACGTGGTCAAACGAGCATTGGGCGTCTATGGGGGCAATCGGCGCGTACGGCACCCGCACGTTCTGGCGTCGGCTTGGCATGACGCTCAAACTGCGTGACCGTGTGTATGAAATTTCTGGCACTGACCCCGTAAAAATCGCTATTGTCGGGGCAAACCTATTGTTGAGCCCAACCCGTGCCTAATAACCAAACCCAAATTCCCGCCCCACGCGTTCCAATCGCGGAGCAGAACAACATTCCGTCGCGGGAATGGTTTCGGTTTTTCAACGCTATCTATGAGTTTCTTGGTCTGTCGCGCGGCATTATTCCTGAGACCAGCGGTGGCACGGGCAACATTACCTACGCAACCGGCGATCTTTTGTATGCCTCGGCCCCCGACACGTTGTCTCGTCTGCCCGTGCCGGGCGAAGCGGCGTATCTTGGCACCGACGACACTAACATGCCGCAATGGGTCAAAGTCCCGTATGGTACGTTTTTAAACACAACAACTCAGACAGCACCCGCGTCTACGCCGACCGGTATTACGTTTAACGTAACCGATTATGCCCGCGGTGTGTTGCTTGACGGGTCTAAAATTACGGTCACGGCCACAGGACTCTATACGATTACGTTTAGCCTTCAACTTACCAACTCAACAAATGCGGAAGATAACGCGATTGTGTGGTTGCGGGTTAATAACGATAATGTCGCCAATACGGCTAGCCAAATTACAGTTGCAAGAACACATGCGGGGGGCAGCGGCAGCGCAATTCTGACGGTTAACTTCTTTCAACAGTTGACGGCGGGTGACTATTTTGAGATTTATGGTATGAGTGTTTTAGGAAACATTGCGCTTACGACATACCCTGCTGGAACTTCACCTGCTTACCCCGCTGCGCCTGCCGTTATTTTGACCGTTTCGCAGATTATCTAGGACGACCACAATGACAGTTATCCTTTCTCCTCTCGCTGGCGCTGGTTGGCAGTTCTTTGACAACAACGGCGATCCGCTGTCGGGCGGTCTCATTTACACCTACGCTGCAGGCACAACGACACCGCAAGCAACGTACACTGACAACACGGGGAATGTCGCCAACACCAACCCGATTGTGCTTGACGCCGCAGGGCGGCCCGCGAGCGAAGTCTGGTTGACGGACGGCGTCAACTACAAGTTTATTTTAAAAACCTCAACCGGCACGACGATTGGCACCTACGACAATATCGCCGGCGTGCCAGCGTCCAGCATCACATCGCTCCGCATTAACGGCTCAACCTCGGGCTATGTGGACCTGACGACGGTTCCGGTTGCAGGCACGAACACGGTCACGTTTCCTGCCGCCACCGGCACGGTGCTTCTTGACCCGAACACGGCGTTTACCGGCACAACGACGTTTGAAACAATTTCAGCTACAGAAGACATTAGCGGGCGTACGTTTAACGCATCTGGCTCTATTACGGTCGGCTCCTACGTATACGCCAGTGGCACAGGCCAGTTTAAAATTCCGGTCGGCACAACGGCGCAACGGGCGGGGGCGTTCTCGGGCATTGGGTCGATCACCGGCACAACGCTGTCCATGTCGTCTGTAGCGACAGGCGCGCTGTATGTTGGAGCGACCATTACGGGTGCCAGCGTCACGGCAGGCACTCGCGTTACCAAGTTTCTGACCGGCACAGGCGGCGCAGGTACGTACGAAGTTACGCCGTCGCAGACTGTGGCGTCCACAAGCATTACCGACGTCGCTATTGACGGCATGATCCGCTACAACTCAACGCTTTCCACGTTTGAAGGCTATAGCGATTCCAACTGGGGTTCTATTGGCGGCGGGGCGACGGGCGGCGGGTCGGACGCCGTGTTTAACCTTAACGATAAAGCCGTCACGACATCCTACACAATTCCTGCGACCAAGAACGCAAACTCGGTCGGTCCTTTGACAATCAACTCGGGCGTTACGATCACCGTCTCGTCCGGCTCACGTTGGGTGGTGCTGTAATGTCACAACTTGTTTTGACCGCCGACGTTCTCGGCACAACGACAGCAGGCGCGCTAGAGTATGATGGTGCCGCGCTGTACGCCACACCGACCTCGGCGCAGCGCGGCGTTGTAAACACTGAACAGTTTATCCTGCTTCAATCGCCGTATACGCTCGTTTCGCAGACCGCTGCGCAAGCAATGTTCAACGTGCCGACCAACGGTCAAGTTACGTTAACAACTGGAACATACCAGTTTGATTGTTTTTACAGCCTTAGTTCAATGAGTTCGTCATCCGGTTCGTTCGGGTTTGCGTTTGGCGGTTCGGCCACGATCTCACAGACTTGGATGGCAACGGCCCGTAAATCTGCGCTGACCGACACAGCGACCACAAACCCGTCGGTTACATCGTATAACACGGCGGCCAACACAGGTTTGACTGCGGCCAACACTGTTACGACAGGGTTTGCGCGTGTTAATGGTGTTGTTATCGTGACCGTAGCGGGCACGCTTATTCCTCAAATTTCGCTTGGGGTTGCGGCAGCAGCGGCGGTCGGTACGGGGTCTTACTTCCGCATCTCGCCGCTTGGCACAACCACCGTCACGTCTGTCGGCAACTGGAGCTAACCCATGTCAAGCATCGTCCTTACCGCAGACACGCTTCTTGGCACGCCAACCGTAGGCGGTGTTGAGTATGATGGCTATGCGTTTTACGGCACACCGCAAGGCACTCAGCGTGGAGCTATGCCTGCCGCGCAGTACTACCGCCTCAACTCCGGCTATGTCGGGGCGAACGTTAACACCGCGCAGAGCGTGTTCGGCGTCGGCGTAACGCTGTCTACCAACACGGTATACGCGTTTGAAGGCGTGTACATGCTGACCAAAACGGCTGGCACAACAACACACAGCGTTGGCACAGGTTTTGGCGGCACCGCTACGCTTAACAATATCGGTTACAACGCGTTAGGCGCTATTGGCGGTACAAATCCTATAAATGAACTTGAGTTTGGCAGTTTAATTGCTACAAGCGCTACGGCAACCGCCGTTACGACCGGCACTTCCGGCGCAACGCTTTTTGCCACCATACTTCTTCGTGGTACTGTCAGCGTTAACGGCGGCGGCACGTTTATCCCGCAATACATTCTGTCAGCCGCTCCGGGCGGGGGGTACACGACCGTCGCAGGTTCCTACTTCATGATCTACCCAATCAGCAACGGCGGCGCTAACACATCCATAGGAGCTTGGGCATGACAATCACTCTTAATGGCTCCGCTGGCGTAACGACTTCTACAGGGGCGGTCTATGACGGGCTCCAGACCGCAACGGCTGTCACGGCGAGCGGTACAAGTGTTGATTTTACTAACATCCCGTCATGGGTAAAACGCGTTACTCTAATGCTTAGCGGTGTTTCAACTAACGGTACTAGTTTACTTATAGCACAAGTAGGTACGTCAAGCGGGGTTACCACAAGCGGTTACGGCGGTAACTATTATAACAACAATAGCGTTTATAGTACTGCAAGTAATGGGTTTGTTGTTTCGTCTACAAACACAACAACTGCGTCTGTAGTCAGATATGGCGTGTACACTTTAGTAAACATAACCGGAAATACTTGGTTAATTACGGGCGTTATGTCTGACGCCGCCGCCGCCGCCGCGCTATCAGGATACATTGCTTTATCCGGTACGCTTGACCGCGTTCGTATTACAACTGCCGGTGGCACTGACGCGCTTGACGCTGGCTCCATCAACATCATTTACGAGTAAGATCATGCACCGTATTGTTGTAGACGTTCAAACAGGCCAAGTTGAAACTGTAGAGCTTACGCCGGAAGAGATTGCGGCTATTGAAGCGCAGGCAGCGCAACAACCACAACCTGAACCACCAGTTGACGGGCAGGCATGATTCTTGAGCGCACCCACGACGCAACGCTTATCAACTTGATCGTTAATGATCCTGATGTGCGTCCGTTTGTGGGGCCTTTAGAGATCGGCGAGATTGATCTGACTGACGCCGCTGCTCGACCCGAGCACTGGTTTTTGCTAGGTGAACATGGCGGGTTCGGGCTGATTTGGACGGCGCCAAATGTTCACGAAGTCCATACGTTTATTTTGCCGTCAGGGCGGGGCAAATGGGCAGTTGAGGCGGCAGAGGCTATGATTGATTTTGCGCGCAAAAACGGTGATACTATGCTGTGGACAAAAATACCGCCAGACCTTAAGCATGTCGGTGCGTATGCGCGTATGATGGGTATGAAAACTGCGGATATGGTCGTCGAAACATTTGGTGAGCCGTATGAGATTTACAAGATGGAGTTAAACTGATGCCTATAGCAGCCATCGCTTCTGTTGCCGCCCCGATTATCGGCGGCGTAATGGCATCCAACGCAGCCAGCAAAGCCGCCAGCACGCAAGCAAAGTCTGCTGACAAAGCAACCGCGCTTCAGCGCGAAATGTTTGAAAAGCAACTTGAGCTTCAAAAACCGTTTTATGAAGCTGGTCTGACTGGTCAAAACGCGCTCCTTCAATATCTTGGCCTTGGTGGCGACAAGACTGCGGCGAATTATGGCGCGGGCATGAAGCCGTTTACTGCGGCGGCTATGTATGAAGACCCCGGCTATCAGTTTCGTTTAAGCGAAGGTGTTAACGCGCTTAACAAAACCGCAGCCGCCCGTGGCGGCATGCTGTCAGGCCGCGCATTAGCGGAAGCCGCGCGCTACGGTCAGGACTATGCGTCGGGGGAGTACCAGAACGCATACAACCGCTATTGGAACCAACGCAACCAGATGCTGAACCCGCTTGAAGCTCTGCGCGGGCAGGCGCAGACATCCGCGAGTACACTTGGGCAGGCCGGTCAGACATACGCCGCAAATGCAGGCAACGCCATGATGGCGGGGGCTAATGCCCGTGCCTCTGGCTATGTCGGCGGCGCAAACGCGCTCAATCAAGCGTTGGGCGGGGCGTATCAAAACTACATGAATTTGCCATCACAAACGGCGAGCCCTTATGAGTTTGGCGCGGGCGGTTATTATGGCGCGGGTCCGTTTATGCCGGGAGGCCAATAATGCCTTTAGACACCTCGATTCCGCTTCAAGTTCAAGTTCCGCAATACGGTAACTTTGCCGCTACAGCTGCAGAACAACAAATGAACGCGTTGCGCGCGCAAGTGTTGCAACAACAGATGCAGCAAAACGCAATGTCAATGCAAAATACAATGGAAGATCGTCAGCGCGCGGAAGCAAACCGTCGTGCTGCGGCGGCACAGGCTGCGGCTGCACAACGCCGTCAGCAAGAGTACATGGGCATTCTGAGCGGGTTCGGCGCGACGCCAGCTGCTGTTGGTCAGCGTGGCGTAAGCTACAGCGGCACAGGCATGTCAACCGACCCGTATGCGCCTATCCAAAACGAACTTTTGCGTCGTGGTTTTGTTTCGCAAGCCGAAGAGCTTGCCAAGCTCCAAAAAGAACAACTTGCGGGCGAAGAATCAAAAGCTAAGATACCGGGGTTTCAAGCCGAAAGCAGCGAAAAACAGACAAAAGCTGAAGTTGCTAAGTTAGATGCCGCCGTAACGCGGTATATTCCTGCTGTACGCGGCGTCAGCACGTCTGACGATGCGATGCGCTTGACCGACATGTTGTATGACGACCCAACGCTAGGGCCGCTCCTTACCCGCGTTGCGCCGCGCGAACAAGCCCGCGCGCAAGCCGCGCAAGAGTTTTCTGCCGATCCGGTCGCGTTTATGCGCCGCCATCTTTTGACAGGTAAAGAACTGTACGACGCGACAGTCCAAGCTACCGCACCTATGGAATACACGGTTCAAAAAACCTCCGAAGGTTTGGTGCGCGTGCCTAAAACCGGCATTGGCGATGCTATCCCCGTTATGGTTAACGGCAAACGCGCTACGCCAGCAGATGAGCGCACTATTGGCTATGAGCCTGCGTCGGAAGCTGTACTTAAAAAATCCGGCGAGTCGCTTGTTGAAGAAGAAAAAGCGCTTCGAAATGCGCCGCTTGATATAGACAACCTTGAAAAAGCAAAAGCGCTTATTCCGCAGGCTAAAACATTTATGGGGCCGGGCGGTGAGTTGAAGATGGACGTTGTGTCGTTCTTTAACAACACCTTTGGAACTCAAATCAGCACCGAAGGTATAAGAACGGCGCAGGACTTAGAAGCGCGGTTGTTTAAAGGTGTTATGGACAATCTTAAAAAGATGGATTCGCAACCAACGCAACAACAACAAGAAGCGCTGCGTAAGGCTTTGGGCCAGCTTAAAAATGACCCGAATGCGTTGAACGACATTATCACCACAATGCAGGATGCAATCCGTGCGCGTGTAGATTTGCATAATTCACGCGTTCAACAAGCAAAAGAGCGCGGCGTTCAAGGCGCGTACAACTTAGATATTAAGTTGGCGCCTAAATCTTCCGCGAGCGCGGCGGATAGTCTGTCTGTTACAACGCCGAACGGCAAAGTTTATTCATTCCCGACACCTGAAGCGGCAGCGCAATTTAAAAAAGCAGCGGGCATACCATAATGGCAGACCTTGACTATGATGCTCTTGCCAAACAATTTGGCGGCGCAACAGCCGCGCCTCCGGCGGCAGGCGATGTAGATTATGACGCGCTAGCTACTCAGTTTGGTGGAACGGCACCGGCGCCTATGGC